TTTCAACCTCAATACACGATGAATTTCCAGGGAACAACACAAAACTGGTTACCATATAGTGTTGGTTGTCTGTGGGCATACGCTATGCAACATGACTTTGTAACCGACAATTACAATCTTGATGGACTCTTTTTTGCTAGAGACAAACTTTCAGAAGTTATGGAAAAAATTAAAGACCCTGCTGTTGTGGGGTTTAGCACATATGTTTGGAACGAGCAATACAATTTACATATGGCGCATGAGATTAAGAAAAAATATCCTGACTGTATAATTTTCTTCGGCGGCCCACAAGTAAACAGGCAGGACTTATTTGATTATCCTTGGATTGATATTGTAATGTTAAGTGAGGGTGAAAAACAATTTACACAACTACTTAAAGATATACATGAGGGTAAAGATCTACAAAATGTTTATGTCGGACAACGTATCACAGATCTAAGTGAATTACCTAGCCCATTTACGACAGGTGTGTTTGATAAAATTATTGCAGACAATCCTCATATTCTATGGCAAACGCCCTTTGAAACTTCGAGAGGATGTCCTTTTTCCTGCACATTTTGCGATTGGGGTAGTTTAACATATTCCAAGGTCAAGCAGTTTGAGTTTGAAAGACTTGAAGCAGAAATACTATGGATTAAAAATAATCCTATTGCCTATATTTTTATGGCGGATGCTAACTTTGGTATATTTAAAAACAGAGATGTTGAACTAGCAAAAATGTTTCATAAACATTTGGATGATAGTCGCTTAGATAAGATTAATATTCAATTTGCAAAAAATAGTAATGACCATGTAATACAAATTGGACAGGCATTAGGAAGACTAGGTAAGGGTATTACACTTAGCCAGCAGAGTATGAGTGAAACAACTCTTGAGGAAATTAAAAGAAAAAATATGGATATCAATAAACTTGGTGAGATGTTAGAAAAAACTGAGGCAGCTAACCTTGATGCGTATAGTGAAATGATTATTGGATTGCCTGGAGAAACACTTGAATCCTGGAAGACCGGCATGGGTGAAATACTTGAAGCAGGGCAACATAACTGTGTAGAAGTTTGGTATGCACAAACACTAAAAAACAGTGAAATGTCGTCAGAGGAATCAAGAGAAAAATATGACATTAAGACTGTTCTAGTTAAGGACTATATCTTTTTGTATAATGATCCTGATGATATTCCTGAGTATGTAGAAGTTGTATGTGCTACAAAAGATATGTCTACACCTGAAATGGTTGAGGCATACATGTATTCCTGGATGATAGTTAGATTTCATGTGTATGGTTATACATATGTATTGTCAAGATATGCAAGAAAAAAAGGTATTAGTTATCGAGAGTTCTATGATAAAGTCTTTGAAAAAATTAAAGAGACAAAACATATTGACGAACACTTCCAATCTATCAGAAGAAGTGTTTCTAAATATCTTACTGAGGATCAAGCAGGTAAGGATGCAGGTAAAGGCTGGTTTAAATTGCGTAAGAATTTACCTGAACATAGACAGGAATCTGTTGCGGAGAAGGAAGAAGAAAGAGCCTTTATGTCACCTACATTAGAAGATCGTGCTAAGGGCAATTCCAACATAGCTCGTGCAAGAGCAGAGGGTAGATATGAAGAAGAAAAAAAGGAAAAAGACCCTCAAATTCTCACTGCCATGAATGAAGTTATTAAGCAAGATAAGTTAAAAAACAATAAAAAAGATAAGAAGGAAGAGGAATCTGATGAAACAGTCATGGAAACAGAATCTGCACATTCTTGGCTTTATCAGAAAGAGACGGATTTTGTTGACCACAAACTAGAAATTTATGACATTGCTTGGAGAGCATTGTTGGAATTGCTTCCTGACACACATACGAGTATCATGGAAATGCAAAGGGCCTATATGTTTGATCCTAGCCACAACTATCCATTTACTGTCAGAGGCAAAATGGATTTTATTACATTTGAAGAAACACATGATATGAATGAATACAAAGTCGAATCTAATATGACTGCCGTTGGCGGGACATATGACAATAGACGAAACAGACACCCAGCAAAAAATACACTAATTAATTTAAAACAAACGGAGGACGCCCATGGCGAAGAAATTGAACTTACAGGATGAACGAGATTATTTCAAACCTTTTAATTATCCTTGGGCGTATGAAGCATGGTTAAAACATGAACAGTCACATTGGCTACATACAGAAGTTCCTATGGCAGAAGATGTTAAGGACTGGAAAAATAAGTTGTCAAAGGCAGAACAAGCATTTTTAACAAACATCTTTCGTTTCTTTACGCAGGGTGATATTGATGTAGCAGGTGGTTATGTTACAAATTATCTGCCTTACTTCCCGCAACCGGAAGTTCGTATGATGCTGTCTGGATTTGCCGCTAGAGAGGCATTACATGTTGCCGCATATTCACATCTCATTGAAACACTAGGCATGCCTGAAAGCACTTACAATGAGTTTTTAGAGTATCAAGCAATGGCAGATAAACACGAATACTTTATGGATTTGTCCAGTAAGAATGGGACTAAGGAATCAGTAGCCACAAACATCGCCGCCTTTTCTGCATTTACAGAAGGTATGCAATTGTTTTCATCCTTCATTATGTTGTTGAACTTCCCACGCCACGGTAAAATGAAAGGTATGGGTCAGATTGTAACCTGGTCTATTGTTGATGAAACAATGCACGCCGAAAGCATGATTAAACTATTCCGAACCTATGTAGAAGAAAACTTAGAGATTTGGAATGACGAACTTAAAAGTAATATCTATAACATTGCAGAAAAAATGGTAGAGCTTGAGGATAAGTTTATTGACCTTGCGTTTGCTATGGGTGATATGGAAAACCTTACGCCCGAGGATGTAAAGAAATATATTCGTTACATTGCAGACAGACGCCTTATCAGTCTCGGTATGAAGGGTATCTTTAAGGTCAAAAAGAATCCATTGCTTTGGGTAGAAGAAATGATTAATGCACCTACACATACAAACTTCTTTGAAAACAGAGCAACGGACTATGCCCGTGGTGCATTATCGGGTGACTGGCAAGATGTGTGGGGTTCAGCCGCCTAATGAAACCTAGGCTGGAGTGTATTTCCTGTGACGCAATGTTCAGTGTGCAACACGATATGGACAACCATTATTATCGTGTTGCATACTGTCCTTTTTGTGGTAGTGAGATTGAACAGGAAGAAGAATTAGAGTTTGACGATATAGATGATGAACAATGAGAAATATTGTGTAGCACCCTTTGCTTCTTTAGAAATGCACACTAATGGAGAAGACAGTCTTTGTTGCCCCTCACACAATAACCACCCTAAACTTTCAGGAAACACTATATCAGAAAGATTTAGTAGCCCCGAAGCACATCTTGTGCGGCAAACAATATTGGATGGCACCTACAAATACTGTAAGGATGCCTGTCCCTTTCTAGTATCATATAGAAAATCAGGAGAGCCCAATGAACTGTTTAGGGATAGAAAAATATTGGATACTATTGTAAACAATACAGATCCTATACACATTGTATCTGCAGAAGATAGAACATGTAATTTAGCATGTCCTTCTTGTCGAAAAGACTTTGTTCTCACCTCCGAAAATGACAGGGATATTGAAAAAGAAATTAAAGAAGTTTCACAAGGATTGAGAAGATTCACAACGTCTGGTTCCGGTGACCCGCTTTACAATAAAAGAACACTTAACTTTCTAAAAAACATAAAACAGGAGGATTATCCTAATTTAGAAGTAGTTGAAATATGGACAAATGGTATTCTCCTAAACGAAGAAACCTATGACTCTATCAAGCACTTGCCTTTAGAAATACAAATTTCCATTGATGCCGCATATGAGGAAACATATAACATAGTTAGACGAGGCGGTGCTTGGAATGTTCTTATGCGTAATCTACAATTTCTTAACACATCAGACCTCAAATCTATTCTCTTGTCCTGTCTTGTGCAGAAGCAAAATGAAAATGAAATTGTAGACTTCTATAGACTAATGGAACGTATTTTTACAAATACTGAAACAAAATACTATTTCTTTACAATAGAAAATTGGCATATGTCAGATGACACATACAAAGAACATTTGCCGAACCCTATTGCATTAGAAAGAATTAAACAAGAGTTGTCTGAACACATTGTAAGTGGGAAAATAACGTGTAATTTATAGCCATAAATAGTGTATGGCAAAACGGAAACCTAAAGAGAAACAGGTTCACCGAGTTTATTGCACATACTTCCCGAATGGTAACTATTACATAGGTTATTCGGGTAAGAAGCAGAAACTGTATGAAAAGTATTTTGGCTCATCTAAGTATGTGCTGGAATATGAAGGTGAATTGACAAAAGAAACTATTGCAGAGTATGAGAAAAAATCTCATGCCAAGATGCAGGAGTTTTTGTTGCAGTGGCAACAACGTCACGATAAACGTTGTCTAAATTCAATGCTCAATATTAGGTTAAACAAGGAACCACTGGCAGACTTTGAGCCAGTAGAATGGGAGCCAAAATCATGGGATATGTAGCATTACTATTTGCATCTGCTTTGGGTGTATCTGCGGTTGCAGGTTATTTCTCTATTGTAGGTTTGATGGCAATTTTTCCTGCCGCCGCAATATCTATTCTTGCAATGGGTATAGTTCTTGAGATTGCCAAACTGGTCACTGCCTCATGGTTATATCAAAACTGGGAACGTGCTAATCTATTGATGAAGATATATTTTGTTCCTGCAGTGGTTATTCTATCTATTATTACGTCTATGGGTATTTTCGGATTCCTATCTAAGGCACATATTGACCAGGGAGTGGACAGTGGTGACGCAACAGCAAAAATTGAGAGGATTGACAATCGCATTAGGGCCAACGATCGTGAAATTGCAAGGTCGCAAAAGACGTTGGACGGGTTTGATGCAACGCTTGATAGATACACAGAGTTGGGATATGTTACTCGCGGCCTTGATGAAAGGCGAGAGCAAGCCCCGGAACGTGAAGCAATGCGTGATATCATCACGAAAGCAGAAAAAGAAAATGATACGTTATATGACGAAAGGTCGGAACTATCAGCCGAGGTCAGGGCGTTTGAAGTCGAGGTTGGTCCAATCAAGTATATCGCAGACCTCATTTACGAAGACGGCAGGGAGAACCTTGAGGAAGCGGTAAGGGCAGTAATTATTATGCTTGTGTTGGTGTTTGACCCACTTGCTATTCTGCTTGTTGTTGCGGCTAACATGCAACTCAACTATGCCACAGGTAGACGTATAGAGTTTATGTCACTTGATGATGTTGCAACAGAAACAGCCGAGGAACTTATTGAGCCTGAACCAGAAGAAGCACCTGCAGAACAAATAGAAGCAGTTGAAAAGGTTATGGAAGAAGATAAGGAATTGCTTGCAAAGATTGGTGATGGTGACACACTTAATCCTGCCGAAAGAAAACGTTTTACAGATTTAGAATGGTTGATTGATAAAAAGCGTAAAAAGTAAATGTTCGTAGAAAAATATCCTTTTACAGAGATAGGTGACTATCTTAATAATACAGTTGCACCTAAAATATTTCACCAACTTGATTATAATCTTGACACGAATAAAACTATATTGCACATGGCGATGTGGCCGTGTCATTTTGATACACAGGACTTCTTTACACAATTTACTGACGAACACATAAAATTACTACAGGATGGGCGGGCTATTCTGTATATAGAATTTATGAACGACCCTCACCAAAAACAAGAGCAGGTTGATACAATTAGAAAGTTATGTGAAAGAAGGAATATAGATTGTAATTTGATAATTATGCTTGTCAGTAATCCAAATTTGACAGACCCCGATATAAAATTTATCTGTGAGTATGACGCAGGCACACAACTAGGCGTTATGTTTGGTATGATGGGCTTTAGTTTTAGGTCAGAAATGTTTATAGGACATGAGGGTGAGAATAGTTTAAATAATTTACATAGACGTTTGGGTGCAGTGCGTCACCATGATATACTTCTTACTTCATATGAGGAACAACTACAACATAAGAAACAGTATGGGGCAAAGGATTTTATGCTCTTACAACGCTCTATACGCCCTCATAGGAACATCATATACAATAAACTTGTAGGGGCAGGGTTATGGGAAAACAATAATTGCTCTTACATACACAAAGGTATATTTTTACCAGATGAGGAAACAAAGCTAAGACAAATACAAGTGACCAGGGATTTTGAAAAAATATGGTATCATAGACCCTATGTATTAGATTCCTGGGTAGTTTGTGTTAGTGAATCTCATGATTATAGTCATTTCCCTTGGATATCTGAAAAATGGTATCAGGCGATGATTAACAGTATGCCTATGATATTTTTAGGACCTCAAAACTCTCTTGATTTATTTCGTGATTTTGGCTTCAAGACGTTTGACAAATACTTCAATGAATGTTACGATAAACAATCTTCTTTTGAGGATAGAATGAATGAGGTTGTTACGTTGTTGAGGAATATAGGAAGCATAGATGACAAATTGTCCTGGTATGAATCTATGAGAGATGTCATAGAGCACAATTACAATCATGCAATAGATTTTTATACACCCTCACCCAACAAATACTTAGATAACTTTGTAAAACTTTTTAATAACGCTCTTAGGAGTATTGGATAATGGAGTATAATATGCAAGATATTGTTGAAACTTTAAAAACTCAGGTTGTTGAAATTACATTTAACAAACTTGATGGCACCGAACGTGTGATGAATTGCACGTTGCAGGAGAATGTTGTTCCGGTAACAACAGGTAAATCTCGTGCTACAGATAAGAACCTAGTTGTGTTTGATGTTGACAAACAGGGCTGGCGGACCATTGTGGCGGACCGAATCACAAAAGTAACGGCTTGACTTTACGGACAAACTCCTATAATATATACAGTATTATAGAAGGAGTCCTTTATGGCACGACAACCAGAAAAATTTGAGCGGAAGAAAATCCGCAAACGGCGCAAACCTATGTCGCCGGAACAAAAAGCGGCGGCAGTAGAACGTCTGGCTAAGGCTAGAGCAAAACGTGCCGCCGCAAATCCCCCTACATATAAGAATGTCCATCCAGATGTAGTTGCTATACCTGATGATGGTCATTTGTCACTTGCAAAGGTTCGTAAGTGGATTAAACACAACCGAGAGCTTCTCAAGGAAGAACGTTCTAGTTTACGAGCAGGAGTAAAAGGCTCTGAGGCTAAAGTTAAAAGCCTCGAAGGCTATATCCGTAATATGGAAAAGTATTTACGAGACGGTGATTGGTGTGACGACTTTTGGGGTGAAGAACAACAGACTAAAACAAAATGGCGTTGCATGGCAATGGCGTATGATAAAGACGGCAATCCTAAAAGAACACAGGGTGTTTACTATGAGGATCTCGGATATCGTTGGGGCTTTGAACCCGAGGAGGAAGAGGCATGATTGTAGTTGATTTTAATCAGACAGCCATTAGTAATCTGATGGCAGAGCTTCGTGGTCGCACAGATATAGAAGTGAATGTGCCTTTATTGCGGCATATGATTATCAATGCTATACGAGGTTATCGTAACAGGTTCCATGAAGAATATGGTGAGATTGTTATTGCATGTGACAACCGACATTATTGGCGGCGTGATGTGTTTCCTCACTACAAAGCCTCACGCAAGAAAACACGAGAGTCCAGTGGTTATGATTGGTCTTCTATTTTCGATGCTCTACATATGATACGCAATGAGTTGGATGAGTATTTTCCTTATCCTTTTATTGATGTTGACGGTGCGGAGGCTGACGATATTATTGGCACACTTGCAGAATACAGTCAGACACAGACAACGCCAGGTAAACTATTTGACGAGGCAGAACCTTTTCTAATTATCTCTGGTGACCATGACTTCCAACAGTTACAAAAGTGGGAGAACGTAAAACAGTGGTCGCCTATTAAGAAGGCGTTTGTTAAGATTACTGAACCTGCACATGCAGTCCTCATGGAGCATATTATCTCAGGTGATAAGGGTGATGGTGTTCCTAATATTCTTAGTCCAGGTGACACATTTGTAGAAGGCAAGCGTCAACGTCCTATTCGTAAGACTGTATTGGCTGAATGGAAGTTACAGAAGCCTGAGGAATGGGTGTCAAGTGATATGGCAGCACGTTACAATCGTAACAAACAATTGGTTGACCTGTCAATGACTCCAACCGAAATTAAAGAAGGTGTCATAGAGTCATATGAGAAACAACTAAATAAAGATAGAAGCCAACTTCTAAATTACTTTATAAAGTATCGTTTGAAAAACATGATGGACGTATTGGAGGATTTTTAATGTCAGATACTAATGGTGTGTTCGGTGAATTTACACAAGAAAAAGCCGATAAATATTCCCGTGAAGAATATTCTGTTTATGAATGGGTAGGTAAACATCTTCACAAAAAAACATATACCCGCAAATATTTTCCTGGTTCCGTTAATGGATACTCGGATTCTTTTGTCAGTGAGAAACTATAATGGCTAGAAAATTTAGACAATTTAATGATGCTCTTGACTGGGTATTTGAGGAAACCAAAAAAGACGAGCAAATTGCACGGCTGAAAGAAGTCGCATCAGCCAACCAAACAGTTGTTCCTTTGGTGCGTATTGGTGTCGGTGCTGAAAAAGTTGAGTGGGGTCTGCCTGAGGGTATGCCTGAAACAGCTAAATTGCAAGAGGATTTACCTGAAGGTATGGGTGAAACAACAATACAAATAGAATGGCGCCGTATCAAAACTTTCCTGGATCCTAATAGTAATCTACGCAATTTGCCGCCGTGGAAACAGGAAATGAATTGGATGCAGATCCTAGAAGGACTACATCCTACAGAGGCTAAAATTCTTACCGCAGTTAAAGATGGTGTGTTGCTTAAAATGTATCCTAAACTTGAGAAACTTTTAACGGATCTTGGTATTACAGAATACAATAAGCCGCCTGAAAAGAAAACACGCAAGCCACGTAAGAAGAAAACAGCCTAGTCAGGACGATACGGATCGTAGTTACGACCCCATTGCCAGCCCTCAGGTAGTGCGTCAGTTGCAGGGACTAGATGTTTTGTGCCGTTGGGCTCTACACACCAGCGCCTTGTGGGTCGATTAAGAGCAGACTCCTTAATCTTTTGTATTGACTCTGTTCTGTGTTTACGCCCATACATTGGGTTGAACTCACCTCGTCTAGTGCCTGTCATTGTTTTGGACACTTTATCACGAAACTCTTGAGAGCGTCCATTTATTACAGCAGGGTGATTATCACCTAGTTTTGCTTGTCGGATACGTTCTCGACCTTCAGGTGTATGCCAAGCGGTTCGATCACGGCAACGGTCAACAATAGGAAGATTTTGTTTGTTTAATGGTATGACATATTCCCGGACTAATTCAACATTAGACTTTTGGATAAGCATCTCCCGTGGCTTAGGCACATCCTGCAATGTATTCTCATCTACAATCCAGAATTCTTTGGGTGTTTTAAAAAGAAAAAATTTATTCGCTCGTGCCATTAATAAACTTGTTGCGATATTCTGCAACACCTACATGCCAAGGAACCCAGCGGTCATAATGTTTGCCGCCTTCTTTTACATACTTGCCTTTGCGTTTCGCGACCTGTTTATCCAGTGCTGTTTGAAGAATCGATCTTTCTCTACGCATCGCTTTACAGATATCTTTACGAACATTTCTACGCTCGCCTTTAGAAGTATAGTTATTACCCTTAGATCTTTTACCCTTTGCCATCATAATCTCCATATAAATAAAATAGCATATTCAAGGTATTTATAAAGTTGAAATAAGACAAAAAAACACTTGACATTAGGACCAAAATATGCCATTATATGGTATAGTTAGATAGTTAAGGAGTTACTTATGACAATGTTTCAAGCAGATATTACAGTAGATTATTCTGATGGTTCCCGTGGAGGAAAAGTAATTTATGCCTCTTCTCGAGAACAAGTTATGGACGATGCGTTTTATTTCGTATCCCAACAAGTTGTCGAAGGTCGTGAGACTGACAATAAAGTTGTCGAATATAAAGTTAAATCGAAAGTATCTAAAAATGTCTAGTAAAAGCCATGCCAAACTAGTGGATGAGATCCAAGAAATAGTTTGCGATAACTACAATATTGAATGGGAAGAAGTTGCCAAGGTTCTTCGGGTGAAATTCAGTGGTCCATTGGCAGATTATGCGTCTGCTCTCGGACATAGATTATGGGTAGAAATACAAAATGACCTAATGCTTGAGGAATCCTATGACGGGACTTATTAAGTTCCTCCTAATTACCGCAGTAATACTTACTATTCTATCATTGCCAATGATAGCCGCAGTATATGACAAGCCATATACTTACAAAACGGTAGGTAAAACAGAGAATCCGCAGTCAGTTGGAATCCATACCATACACAAAGAAAAAGATAGAAAGTGCATAGGCGCATGTCAGGTGATTATGACAGGTGTTGCTCTGGAAGTATTGGGTGTGAATGTGTCAGGCACGGTTCGCAGTATAGGTAAAAAAGTGCTTGACATTATCCTATAAAGAGTGCATAATAAGGTATAGTTAGATGAAAGGAACTATTTTATGGCATACATTGGAGCACAAGAAGTTAAGGTAATTCGTCAGAATCTTAAGCAGACGTTTCCTGATTGCAAGTTCTCAGTTCGCAAGTCTTCAGGGGGTCACTCTGTAGATATTGCATTGTTGAAAGGTCCTGAGTTTGAGGTAGTTACTACTCGTATTCATGGTGAGGAACGTGAAGTGAACCTGAATGAAGGTCATACACCTATTAATCATCACCATACAAAACGTTTCTATGGTGAGAAAAATGCAGAGTTCTTTGATAAAGTTACTAGCATTGCAAAAGGTGATACATGGTATGACCGGTCAGATATTATGACTGATTATTTCGATACCGCCTACTACATTTCAATCAGTGTTGGTATGTGGGACAAGGATTATGAAGTTGCTTAAAAATAAAATAATATTAACAGACATTGATGGTGTTGTTCTAGACTGGGAAGAAGGATTCCTGGTCTGGATGCAACACATGGGACATGATTTGGTTGACGGCTACGAATACCTGTATGGTGTGGACAAACGGTTTGGATTGGCTAAGGAAGTTACAGACCAATTGGTTCGGCAGTTTAACGCATCAGCGGCTATAGGCTTTTTGCCGCCCTTGCGTGATGCACAATATTATATCAAGATGCTACATGAGAAGCACAAATACAAGTTTTTAGCTGTCACTAGCCTGTCATTGGATCCGTATGCACAAAAATTACGGACACGGAATCTGGGTAAGTTGTTTGGTAAGAACACGTTTGAGGACGTTATTTGCTTGGACACAGGCGCAGATAAGGATGAGGTTCTTATAGAACTATCAGAGAAATACCAAGGTTGTTACTGGATTGAGGATAAAGTTACGAATGCTCAGTTAGGTGGTCACATTGGTTACGATGCTTTATTAATGGAGCATGGTCACAATATGAAAGCCAAGGGTGATTTTCGTATTGTAAAAAATTGGGAGGGAATTTATAACTTGGTAACTAACGGAGATAAATAATGTTATGGCAACTTAAATATGCAGTTATGTCTTTTCTTCTGGGTTTTTCGATACTCGGATTGAATTTAACTTTGAAATCAGATGGCGGCGCAGGCTTTATAAGTATGTTTGCATCCATCATGTTAATCCTAATGGGTGTTATGGACCTTTTAGAATACATGCACGAAAGCGGTAGAAGGGCAGGGAAAGAGTAATGTTAACATCACCAGAAGCAATGTCGCAGGTTATGACAGATGACTTCGTTGTCTTTTGTCGTCAAATGTGGCAAGAATGCCTTAGTGAACGCCGCCGTCATGGTGAAGAAGAACTCACCTGGATGGAATACTTTGAAGACAACCACGATTGGCTGGTTGACAAATACTGGAGTCAAGAATGACTAGTTTAGAACACACTATTTTGGCAATGGTTTGTATTGGCGTGGCTTATTTTGTAGGCTATCGTATGGGTGAACGTGCCGGGGCGATTGAAGGCATTGCGGCTATGATTGCATGGGTGAAAGAAAAAGCAGGTGTCGTGCAATGGAATGCCTGGCAGTTTGAAGAAGAAGTCAGACAACAAGCCGAGGAAGATGCCAACAATTCATAGGATTCTCGCTACGGTCCTTATCCTTTCTACCGTAGCTTGTGCTGTCCCGGAACAGCACACGGGGGAGCAGGTGAAAACCGCTCCCCCGGAGATGTCTTTACCCGAACCCGCAGTTAAAGAAACAGCCAGGGACAGGGCAAGAAAGATATTACAAGTAATTTTGGGTGGAGTAAATAGATGACAGTAATACCATCAAATAAATTAGAACGTTACGAGATGTGGGCAAACATGATTCGCAGTGACCAAATGACACATGAACAAGTCCATCAGTTTCTATCTAAGCATAGTGACTTTGCCGCTTGGTATCTCAGTGAGAAGGTTCAGGATGCAGTGAGCGATGAAGCCTGAATTTAGTTATGCTGATTTCCAGGCTCTTGAGCCTACAGTTTATGATTACTATGGTTATGATAGCGAAGAATTATATCTCAGCAATCTCGAAAATAGATCAGAAGATATAACGCTTAATGGTTGGGACTTGTTGCCCAATGGTGAATACACTTGGACAGCAGGTGTAGAACGTCCTCTCGATACAGTTATATTAAACTATCGCATCAACAGTCATGGCTTTCGTGGTGACGAAATGCCTGACACAGAACGTCCTCGCAGTATCATAACACTCGGTGGTGATGTTACGTTTGGTATCGGTATGCCTGCGAATCAAATTTGGCCTGTCCTAACAGGCACATCATTTGGTTGGCGTTGCTACAATCTTGCACAACCAGACGG